AATCACAACGCCTGCCACGGGAGACTTTCTTAAATACAATGCCGGAACTTGGGTAAATGACCCCATCAACCTTGGAACGGACACTGTTGGCAATTATGTATCGGACCTAACTGCCGGAACTGGAATTAGTGTTTCACATACTCCATCTGAGGGTTCAAACGGAACAATCTCCCTAGCAAATACCAGTATTTCGCTCAATGGAACGTCAGTCTCCTTGACGAGTGCTGGTTCGCAAACAATCACCGCCGCAGCGGGTACTTTAACAGGAACCACCCTCAACTCAACCGTCGTTTCATCAAGCCTTACCTCAGTCGGAACTATCGCCACTGGAGTTTGGCAAGGAACGGCTGTTGGACTCGCTTATGGCGGAACTGGCGCGACAAGTGCCTCAGCCGCAAGAACAAGTCTTGGTCTAGCAATCGGCACAGACGTTCAAGCGTATGACGCCGAGTTAGCAGCACTCGCTGGTTTAACCAGCGCCGCGAATGCCTTACCGTATTTCACTGGCTCTGGGACTGCGGCGACAACAACACTGTCGTCATTTGGGCGCACATTGATTGATGACGCCGACGCAAGCGCAGCACAAACAACGCTTGGTCTGGTTATCGGAACCAATGTTCAGGCGTATGATGCCGACCTTTCCGCCATTGCCGCCCTAACCGGCACTTCAGGTTTTCTTAAAACAAATGGCGCGGGCACTTGGTCAGTTGATACAGCAACATACTTGACATCATCAACTGGTGTTACTACAGTGAACGGAAACAGTGGAGCGATAATAAACGTTGCCCTCACTACGGGGACACTGGCACAATTCGCTGCGACTACATCATCTCAACTTGCTGGAGTAATTTCAGATGAAACTGGCTCTGGTGCTCTCGTATTTGGTACATCACCATCAATTACGACTAGCCTAACAACTGGAAGTTCTTCGTTTGATTTAATTAATGCAACAGCAACCACTGTTAACTTCGCAGGTGCCGCAACCGCACTGACAATTGGTGCCACGACTGGTACGACAACCGTTCGAAATGCGCTGACTGTCACTGGGGACCTTACGGTAAATGGTACAACGACAACAATTAATGCAACAACCATAACAGTTGATGATAAAAACATAGTTCTAGGCGCCGACAACACCCTTGATACCGCAGCAGACGGCGGAGGCATAACCCTCAAGGGGGCCTCCGACAAAACATTCAACTGGGTTGATGCAACAGACGCATGGACTTCTTCCGAACACCTAAATCTTGCTTCAGGTAAAGCGTATTACATTAATGGAACTTCCGTTCTTAGTGGCACTACTCTTGGTTCTGGCGTTACGGCATCAAGTCTTACGTCCGTTGGAACCATTACCAGCGGTACGTGGTCTGGTTCGTTTGGTGCCGTATCCGGAGCAAACCTCACCAACCTCACTGCAGGGAACCTATCTGGAACTATCCCAGCAGCCGTTATGGGCAACTCTTTCCAGGTCACCGGTGAAAGCGGTGACAATACCGTTACCGCCAACAGTACGGCAACAGTTATTGATGCCGTTACGGCAAGTGGAACACTCGCCATTGAGTACACCCTACGACTTACGCAGGGGAGCAAGCGCCGATTGTCTAAAATCCTCATAAATCCCAACAGCGCTGGTACGGATGTTGATTTTGTTGAGTATGCGGTTATTGAAACGGGTGGTGCAATAAGTGGCATTTCAGTAACTGCTGATTATTCGGCACCAAACTTCAGGCTTCTTGTCTCTGCCAGCGATGCCGCAACGACTAATATAACTGCCAAACTTGAGAAGTTTGTAATGGTGTAATCATGGCAGCGTCGACATTCAAAATTTCCGATGACCTCAATCTGGATGGGGTGATTTTTAATCTTTCTGGCGCTACGTCAGGTCAGGTTCTGGCATACGCATCGTCATCCACGTCATTTGTCCCCACCACAGAAACACCAGTTGGGACAATTGTGATGCATGCGGGAAGTTCAGTTCCGTCGGGATGGTTGCTCTGCAACGGTCAGCAAGTTCTGTCATCCTCATCGCTTGGAACTGTATTGGGCACAAAATTCAACACTGGTGGAGAAACGGCAGGAAATGTCAGAGTCCCCAACCTCGTATCAAAAATACCTATCGGGATGACATCAAATACCGCCAACTCATTGACAAGTTCTACAAGCGCAAGCGACACCTTCAATCACTCCCATACTGCCACATATGGAACAGATGGTGCGGCAGCGTCACTTGCCCACTCTCACACTTCCGCAGGTGACGGCGCTCATACACATAACGTAACCAGTGACGATAAGGGAACCCATACGCATGGTGGAGCAACGGGTGCGGGTGGTGCGCATACGCATACATATCAAACAAAACTAGCGGGTGGAACCACAAATACTGGTTTCGCGGACACAACGCACGAACATGGTACAACAGCGAATGATGCAACACACTCTCACAATGATGCCGGAAATAGTGCAAATCATACTCATCCAGCAACTGGTAGTACGAGTTTGTCTCACTCACATACAATTTCCTCAATCGCTTCCTCTACACAAAACACAAGTATCAGCAACCATGGGCATGGCACATTTGCGGTTATGCAAGTAATGTTTTTGATTAGGTCATAGCCATGGCATCATCAAAGTTTTTTACACCGACAACACTTACAACAAGCAGTGTTCTTATAGACATTGGTGGAGTAACTGACAATCGTAATCTTGTCTACAGTTCAAGTTCGGGCAAATTTATCGCAACCGTCCAGGCGATACCCGTCGGTATTGTAAGAATGTATTCAAGTGCCTCCGCCCCAACCAATTACCTGATTTGTAACGGTCAGGCGGTTTCAAGAACAACATATTCTGCATTGTTTGCTGTTATCGGTACAAAATATGGAAGCGGGGATGGCTCTACGACATTCAACCTTCCAAATTTAAGTGACTATGCGTTTCCGTATGGGAGTATTGCAAATACGAGCCTACCAACTACGGCAAATATCGGTGGGACCACATTTGACTCAAGTCACACACACAACACAACACTTAACTTCAGCGTAGATAGTGGGTCGTTCTCTCATGCCCACAATATAAGCGGCAACGAAAGCGTCGCACATACTCACAATTTTGGTAACTCATCCGCGAATGCTGGTGGTCATAGCCATCTCGGTCAGTCAACATCGGTTCAACATGCGCATAATATTTCACTAACAAACACTTCTGGAAGTGGGAATACTGGCGGAGCCAGTGGAAACCACACGCACAATATCAATAATGCGTCGGCAAGCCATAACCACTCAGTAAACTCTGCATCAACACATACTCACGGGTCAAGTAATGACGGAGGAAACCATTCGTCGCACAATTATTCCGTCACCTTGGCCGCAGCGACACTAAGTCATTCCCATACGCTGTCTTCGGCAACCGGCGTATACTTCTATATAAGGTTTCAGTGATGGCAGAGTCAACATTCAGAATACCGTCCACAATAACAATAGACAATATTGTTTTGGATGCCTCGTCTCCCATTGATACTGAGGTTTTTGTTTTTGATGGTACGTCATTTGTGGCGGACAGCATTGTTCCGGTTGGAACTATGGAAATGTGGGCAGGACTTTCTTCGTCTATTCCTTCCGGGTGGCTATTGTGTGATGGTCAGTCATTAAATACGTTTACATACAGAGTTCTACATGCGGTTATTTCAAATAGGTATGGTGGGACCGCATATTCAGCAGGGACGACAGACCAGTCAGGCGCAGCAACTACGTTCAATGTGCCTAATATGACGGCTTATATTCCCCTTGGAATCACATCGGGAGTTTCTGCGGGTGCAACAACGTCTTCTTTTGGGAACACATCCCTCACCCACAACCACACCCCCAACACTAGTGCCAATACGAATGCGGATGGGGGGTCTCACTCCCACACGCTTTCTGATGGTGGTTCACATAACCATTCTTTGACGACTTCCAATTGGAACCACTCGCACAACACCGCCGCACCATCAAATACCCACAGACATACAATTCCAGCAGGAAATACTGCTGCCGTCTATGAAACCGGGTATACCGGTCATGATGCAACACAACATGGATATTTTTCTGTTGACAATGCTCAGGTTCATAGCCATACAACCGGAACTCAAAACGCTAACGCCAACCACGGTCATACCATCCCATCTGGCGGAAACGTAAGTACCCACAACCATACGTGGCCCGCAAGCGCCACCTCGGGCAGCGCTAATCAAACAGCCCACAACCATACGATGAACGTTGTGCCGATTTGTTTTATCATTAAATTTTGAGGAGAACAAGATGCTTGACAATCACCCGATGCATGACCACGGAATTGGTTATTACTTTCGCGAAATAGGACTTACTGATTGTGTTGGTTTATTCAATTTTTGCAAAGCCGTTAAAAACTTTCGTTTTGAGGCAGACATAGACAAAAGCACAAATGCTACATTTAATCGATGCGATAATAGTGCCCCACGAAATTTTTATCTGCCTAGCGGTTTTCATGAGTGGAATTACGATACAGAAACATGTTCTTGTGGCTCTACGGATAAGCCATATGGTACGACAAATGACCATTACACATGCTTGACCCATTGCAAGGTATTTCGTGTGCCAATTCAAACCGAAAAAGGTTTTATTGTTTATTTAGAATACTTTAAACCCGAAAATGAAGAGCACAGCATGGAGCGTTCTGAATGTAACGCCCGAACTCTCCAGGAACTATTCCGCGGAATTCTTGAATGGGCTTGGGTGCACGAAAACATGGGCAACAATGAAGAACTTGCAATTGCTGCAAGTGAGTTTATTGGTGAAATTCAGATACCAGAAAGTCTCATTGATTGGCTCTGGACTTCCGTGCCGGACCAAAAGGTCGCCCGGTATCTTCGTGGCATGACAAATGCCAGAATGAGAGCGCCAATTCAGGACATTCCCGATATGACAGATGAGTTTAATGCCTGGATGGAAGAAATCATTGTCTACAGGCCAACAATATGGCCGTTCGGTCCCAAATAGGGCGTATCAAATATGCAAATTGAAGACTTTAATCACGTATATGCCGCAACTCATGACTTGCTGAATGAACGCTCGTCATCATTCCGGCAGATTGACGCATCAACGTGCAGCCTACGAAATAATACAAACGGCAAAATGGTTTCCCCGTACCTCTATGGCGTATTCCTTGATGAACGAGAAAACATTTTTCTCGGGATGCGCGAAAATCTCAATACATATACGTTTGATTTGACGATAAATGAAAATACATACAACATCAATAATGTTATTTATGAACACGTATGCGATATTTTGACACGACCGGCGTCTTCGACTGTTGGTTTCTTTAAGTTCATGGATTCGCAACCCGCTGCCAGATACAGCGAAGAACGATGTGATGCATTACGAAATGGACCGGCAGTATTTATTCGACCTGGCCAAATGCCGATTGGTACCGCCGTCAATAGCCTGCGACCAATGCTGCTCTCCGACCTGGAGGTTTACTTCTCACTTCTCTCCGTGGACGGCGTTGGCCATCTTATATATGTCAAATATTTTGCAGGCCAGAATGATGGCAATGAAGAATTTGAAACCAACGAAAGCGACCTCCCGACGGCAGCGCGAAGTCTTTTCCCAAGTTTGAAAATACTCACCGAGTGGGCAAACATGGCCGAAGAGCCGTTTTTCTCAACCGAGCCAGTAGCACTTGCGTCAAATCAATTTTTGTGTAGGATTGGCATGCCGGATGATGTGCGAAACGACATTGAGGAGAATCAGACAGATATGGGCGTGTATAGGTACTTACGCGGAGAGCCGGATGCGCGCAAGCAGCCAGACCTTGCGGAACTTCGGGCAATAACCCCACTCACACTCAGATGGGTGAAGTCAAAAATGTTTTACAAAAATGTAAGCCATTTTTATCGGAGCGTTTTTTCGTAACATGACAAAATCTTTTATCAATCAGGGAATTGCCTTCTACGAGAACGGGCTTTCGCATTCATTATGCGATGAGATATGGGAATCGTATTACCGCAACATCTCGCACTCACTACCTGGCATAACAATTTCGGGGAAGTCGATTGGTCCGGACAATGTAAAGTGGAAAAATACTCTTGACCAAGATGTCAATCGCACGTTTGTCAATGAACGTGAAGTTCAGCAAGAACGCAACAGAATTGATGAAAAAATTTATCAGGAACTAAAAGGCCCGGTTGCGCAGTATTTGCACGAATTCACTTTTCTCGCAACAGCGCCAAACATTCAAGACACTGGCTATTTGTGGCAGATGTACAAGCAAAATGACGGCTACTACAAAGAGCACATTGACGGAGAGCAGTGGTCGTATAGCGTCTACAACAGGGTGGCCACCATCTTGTGTTATGTCAATTCCGTCGAAGAGGGTGGCGAGACATACTTCAGGTATCAAAATTTGCGAGTTAAACCAGAAAAGGGTGGGATTGTTATTTTCCCCGCCACATGGATGTATCCCCATGAAGCACTTGTCCCCGTATCTTCGGACAAACTGATTATCAGTTCATTCTTGATTTGCAATCCGACGGAGTTTCACGTTCACCCGGCATGATTTCCATCATCACCCCAACATATAACACGCCTCAAGAAATCTTGGCTCGCACTTGGGGTTCCTTGAAGTCTCAGACGTTCAAGGATTGGGAATGGGTTGTCTGGGACGACTCAACCAACAATGAGACTTGGCGGCAACTCTATGGTTTTTGCGCTGATGAGCGCTACAAACTTGCCATGCACCGCTCTCATGTTCATTCTGGCTCCATTGGAGAAGTGAAGCGAAACGGCTTCATGGTTGCCAAGGGTGACATTTTGGTCGAACTTGACCATGACGATGAATTGATGCCAGACGCCCTGCAGTTGATTAATGATGCTTTTATGAGCGACCCAGAGGTGGGCTTCGTCTACTCGGACTGGTGTGAAATTCTTCCAGACGGACAATCCGGTCGTTATCCGAGCGGCTGGGCCTTCGGGTACGGCAGCGACTACTGGGACGAGCAGCACAGTGTTTGGACAATGCGTGCGCCTGAACTGAATACGGTCACAATGAGACATATTGTGTCGGCGCCCAATCATGTGAGGGCCTGGCGCGCCGATGTTTACCGTTCCCTCAATGGCCACGACTGGAACCTAAAGGTGGCTGATGACTACGACCTATGTGTCAGAACATTCCTCACCACAAAGTGCCACCACATCCCCAAGATGATTTACAAGCAGCACATCTCGCCCAAGACCGCACAACGGCAACACAATGCTCTAATTCAGGAAAATGTTGCAATCATTGCCAATAGGTATGAGCAATATCTTGATAGTTTTTTCAACAAGTAAAGTGCGAAGGTTCCCTAATCTTGCACAGTTCACGCATGCGCTAAACTGAAGATGAGTATTTTGCCCTCAAGGAGCACCAATGGCACTGTATCAAGCAACCCTCTATGGGCCCGCGACACTTAGCACAGCAGCAACTATTGCTGCCGCGGCTCAGGTCTACGACTCGGACAACCCGGTTACGTCCGGTTCCTCCCAAGCCGCCAACGTAACCATTCTGAAGCAGATTATTGTATGCAATACTGATTCGTCTGCTCGTACATTTAGTTTATATCTTGACAGCAATGGAACTGTCGCTGTTGGCGATACGCTTTTTGAGGGCGTCACCCTTGCCGTTGGTGAAACAAAGATTATTAATACATCAATTGTTCTACGTGCGGCACAGAATCACAAGTTACATGCACGCGCTTCAGCCGGTGGCGTTGTAACCCTAACTTTAGTGGGGCTTGAGGAGTACTGATGGCTGCATGGGAAGTAAATAGATTTATTACAATTAATGGTTCTGATTCAATTGTCGAACTTGACGACACGGCGACGCTAACAAATAAAACTCTTACTGCTCCTGCTTTGAATCGTCCGAAACTCGCTGTTTCTATTGAGGAATGGACGGTGAATACATCAACGGCAATTTCAACTACCGCTGGGACTGGCGTCAACCTCAGCCCCTATGGAACCAACACTTCTGCCTGGCTATATACCGTAGGTGCAACTAATACCTGGGTTCCCAACTTTGGTCATGCTTCATCGACGAGTGATACTTCTTCAATTAATACATTTCTATCAACTGGAGAAAGCCTAACTGTCTCTGTTGCGGCGTATATCTCAAACAGCGCAGCCTTTGCGTCAACTATGAAAATTGATGGACAAACTGCATTCACGCCAAACTGGCAGGGCGCACTAGCACCAACCTCCGGCAATGCATCATCATACGATGTGTATACGTACACAATTATAAAAACTGCAGCAAACACCTATGTTGTGTATGCTGCTCGCACAAGGTTTGCCTAAATGCCGCTGGCTGTTAGTTTTACTGCAGCCTGCGCTCGTGGACTGGGGCTGGGGAACGGAGAGGCTCCGCGCGTCCCTACGAGTGTCTCTGTGACCGCTGGCGTAGTCACAGTAACCGCGACATACACAATCACGATTTCCACATTTCCACTCTCGCGCGTTGAATATCGCATTTCTAGGGGAGCAGATGCTGGTCAGTACCTAGGCAGTCTCCCTGGCGCAAGTGGCTCGAATTCAAGTGGAACCATATCTACTCGCCTAACCACTGCTGGAGTAAGCGAAAATCTATTACATGCAACGACCTATACAATCTATTTCCGCGCGGTTGATGCGTCTGGACAAGTTGGCCCAGAAACTGCGGGAAATTCATTTACCACTGGCGCTGAGGTTGGCCCAACTGCGGCAGCGCCAACTCTTGACTCCCTGTCGGTTACTTCCCCAACAGCGCCGTACATTGATATTACATGGGCAGCGGGAACGGCAGGGACATACCCAATCGAGACGCGGCAATACAGTGTTGTGGCCGGAACTGGGGCTGCTGGAACATTTACAACGGTTACAGGAAGCACTGGCACTGTAAGGGTTACTACAACTGCCGCTGGAGTAGCAATTCTGCCCAATACCGCATATAGGGTGTATATGAAATACACTGCATCAACACCAACGCCACCGCCGACTTCGAGCACCGCGTCTGCGGATATTACAACTGCTGCAGAAGTTACGGCGGACGCCATTTCTGCTCAGGCATCAATAACTACCGCTAGTACTGGGTTGACATTCGACCAGCATCGTACTCAATTTGTTATCTTTCGTGGCAACGTTCCGAACTCTACAACATATACGCAAAAGTATCAGTTCGCCTATGGGACATCTGTGAACCCAACAAACTGGGCAGACTTTCCGACTTCGGGAACTGCAAGTTCCGTCACCATTACTGGTTTAACGAGTAACGTAACCTACTATGCGCGTACGCGAGCAATATCGACCGTAACAAGCGCAGCAGGCACGGCATCTGGGAATGCCAGCGTTCAATTGAATGCAGCCCTTCCGCCTACCCCAACACTTGCCTTCCGCAGTATGAGCAGTTCATCGTATGGTACGGCCCAATTTACAATCAGCGATAACGGCGGTTCAACAACGGCAGTTTATATTTTTCGTCGACCGACATCTGGTACCAATTCTGGCGCAACGGCAGTCCTATTAGGAACTGGCAGTCAAGATATTTCTGGCTACACATCTGATGGTGGCACCGAATATTATGTTGCGTATAATTTTAATAGACACGGTGAGGCAAGCGCTTCTTCAAATGAATTACGGTGGACTAGGCCTCAGAAAAATGTATCCAAAACATGGCGAGGAAACGATTTTGGTCAGGCGTACTATTTCCCCGACTATACCTACGTTATAGCAACAAATGCCTGCGAACCATATCGACTTTCTTATTTATTCGGCAGTGGATATCCATCAAGTGACGAAGTTCCTGGCTATGTACGAGTTGACTATATGCAGGCCACCTTTAAGTGTGGAAACACACTAAAGAGACCAGCAGACAACTCCAACTTTGATAGAGCATCTTTGTGTAATACAACTAATCTGAGATTCAGTTACGCTGACGCTGGCAGCGAATCATCGGCGTCCTCTGCACGGCCGACAAATGCATTTGGTGGCACAGACCCCTTGGGCGCAACTGATACGACGCTATTTAGGGTCGGCCTAAGTGTTGGCGGTTCGTCAATTAATAATAAGGTTTTTTGGGCGCAGATGGCAGCCGGAACTAGCAAGGCATGGAATAGTGGTTGTTCATTGTCACTGGCCGGTGATTACATGGCAGGCAAATTGCTTGAATTAGTGGGGGTCCAAACAATTGCTGGTGTAGTTGCTTGAGCAATCTTTATTCTGTTTAGTTTGTGTGTTGGCAATTATGTCAAAAACAATGTGTGATAATGTAAGCATTGTTTAATACGCAACAAAGTGGGGGAATGTGCGAAAACGGGGACTGATTTCATTTTGGCTTATCGCTGCCCTAGCCTGGTTTGCTCCTGCCAATGTTTATGCGACTAATGAAAATCTTCTAGTTAATGGTTCATTCACCGCAAATATGGGCGGATGGACGGGAGCCAATGGTGGGGCTTCCTGCTCTGGCGGTTCCCCGAGTCTAGGACTCTGGGGTGGCGCACAGTTGACATTTAGTTATGTGCAAAACTCCGTAACCCAGCAAGTAAGTGTTCCGTCTCCATCCAACTTAGAATTGTCATTCCTTGCCAGCAGTGAATGGGGCGGAACCTATAGCGCAACTCTGGCTGACTCCAATGAATCGGCTACGACTGGGGTACTTACAGCGGGGGCTAATCAGGTTTCTACGCTTGAAATTAATACAACTGAAGCGAACGAACTCGTTACAGTCACATTCTCGGGCGTAGATTCATTATTCTGGGCTGGGTGCTATGGGCCAGTAATTAGGAATGCATCGCTAGTAGCAGTCGCTGAACCAACATCACTGGTGGTGACAAGTTTATTAGATGATGGCTCTGTCGGAACATTGCGTTGGGCAATAAATGAAGCCAATTCCCAATCTGGTGGAATCTATGACTCAATCACCTTACCAGCGGGGACAATTAACTTAGCGAGCGCCCTTCCTGCCATAACGCAGAATCTCACCGTCGTTGGCAATGGCAAGACGTCGACGGTTATTGATGGTGTTGGTCAGTACCGCATTTTCAACGTAAATAATGGCATTTCTTTTACCGTCAGTGACCTGACGCTTAAGGGAGGACAAAACACAAACGGCGGCTTGATTTACAACAACCGTGGGACAATAACTGCAGACCGAGTTCGTTTTACTGGAATGACCGGTGGCAGTGCCGTCTTTAATAGCAATGGCGGTTCTGTTGCCAATTACACAGACTCAACATGGGATTACTTGTCTGTTGGTATTGCTGGCGACTATGGGTCCACACCAAATCTTGCCGCCGGAGTTACGTCTTGGAGCGAAACCAGTGACACCGTTTTCCAAAACCGGACATACGTAACTCGTGGAACATTTGAGAACAACACACACGGAATTTATAACTATCGGTTCACAAAAGTAATTGACTCAACATTCACCAACAATAGTGGTACGGGAGCCAATGTCACTGGCCTCAACAGGACTCAGATAATTAATTCCGTGTTTACGAACAACGGAATAGGCATCTATCACGGAGCCTGGATTCCGTTTGGCTGGAATATGGGAACAGATAATCGACTGATAAGTGGAAACACCTTCACTGGAAATGCAACAGCCATTTATCTTGATGATGGCTGGAATAATAATCAGAGAAATCAGTCTTGGTCTACCGTCTCCAACAATACGTGGAGCGGTTCTGGCACATGGATTACCTATTCCCAATGGAATGGAACAGCAAACATCACCTACAGCGCAACCCCTTCCACCGAGGGAACTCCATTTATCCAATCCGCAAACACGATTCCCCCTCCCCCAACGACTACAACAACCGTTCCCCCGACAACAACCACGACTGCCCCACCAACATGTGGGCCATATCAAGCGATTTCTGTAACAGGTAAAACCAGTGGGTCGGTCTGGGGAAGTGGCCCATATACTGACGACTCCGACTTTGGTGCTGCCGCTGTTCACGCTGGGCTAATTGAAGTTGGGGAAACAGCGACACTGGAAATATCCGACGTCTCGTATTATCAATCATTTGCTGGCAGTACCGCCAACGGCGTAACTACTCAAAACTGGAATAGTGGATGGTGTGGATTCAATATTCAGGTGGCTACCCCTCCAACTACAACAACGGTTCCCACGACCACAACAACTACTGAGCCAGAACCAACTGAGCCACCAGATACAACAATACCAGAACCAGAATTAACAGTTCCTCCTGATACAATTCCTGAGACGCCAGATACAACCGATGGAGGTCCTGATGGAGGAACCGGAAGTTCAACCGACACAACGTCCCCCGAAACAACCGTACCTCAACCAGCCCCAGAAGAAGAAACGCCAGATACGACACCAGATATACCGTTAGAGGAAGAAACGCCAGAAGCAGTCGTTGATGACATTCTGGCAAATGACCCCTCTCCCGAAGAACTGGCAGACGCAGTTGGCGATGCGTTGTCCGCAACTGAATCAGAAGAAGAACTCGTCGATGTTGCCGCTCAACTCTTGACATCAGACCTTGAGCCCGAACAATTCGCGGCAGTTATTGAAGAGGTTTTTAGTCAAGACTTATCAGATGAGGCGCTCACCGAACTTGTTGAGACCGTATTTGCCGAAGATTTGTCCGACGAAGAAATTGCAGCCGTAGTTACCCAGGTGTTTACTGCAGATATTAGTGATGAGGCTTTTGCCGAAGTTCTAGAAGCAGTCTTCGAAGAACCACTTAGTGACGAGGCATTCACGTCAGTAATTGATGCAATTTTGGATGAGCCTATTTCGGACGAAGCCTTCGATGAACTTGTTGATGTCCTCGGTAGCGACACCGTCAGTGATGAACAGGTCGTTGCTGCAGTTGACAAAATCATTGAGAACGGCCTCTCAGAAGAACAGTCAGTGAGCATCGCGACGAGTGGTGAAGTTCTGGAATCAATTACCGGGGACCAGGCTACTGAAATCTTCGACACACTGCCTATTGATGAAATAAGTGACGCAGAGGCCGTGGCGCTAGTAGAGGCGGTACAGGATGCACCCGAAGAGGTTAAAGAAGCCTTCGAGGGAGAAATCAATATCTTTGCCGCAGGCAACGTGGATACGTATGTACCAATCGGCTCTGAGGTTCCAGTTGGCACTAGGCGTGTCATTATTGCTGCTACCGCAGTAGTTGTTGCAGCAGCACCAGCACCAGCATCTAGAAAAGGGAGATAAGTATGAAAGTAGTAAAGAAGTTTTTTGGATTACTGTGGGATGCACTCACGGAAATGAACTGGACCTTGTCAGGGACAATTCTTGTATTAATTACACTAAGTGGAGATACTCGTGACTTAGGTCTCAAGTTATTTATTGCATCAACCATCATTAACCTTGCACAAATAATGTTCAGCAAACACAAAGATTCCAAAGAGGCAGATGGCGTATAGCGTATAATTGACTGCACCGTCTATTGGAGGAATCTTATGGTTTATCCTTACATCAAACTCGTTATTCCCAGTGCCCTAAAGGGTCACAAGAATGGCCAATTGCCAGCAAATTTGCTTGCCAAGGTAAAAACTGGCGGACAAATGTATGCCCCTGTAGCCGCACAATTCGACAAGATGTACGACGCCGCACTTGCTGCTGGTCACAAACTCCGCAATGTCGGTGACTATCGCTCATTCGAGGGTCAGTTGTCGATGTTTATGGACCGCTATACCACCACAGACCAGGGTCGCAGCCCCCAGGTAACTCGTCAGTACGAGGGCAAGACCTGGTACCTCAAGCCGGGCAAGGCCCCCAGTGCTGCCCCAGACCCCACTGGGGTCAAG